CCTTATTGAACTTACCTTTAGCTGCACGAGCAAGAGCCGAGGCTTTTACAGCCTTCATCAAAGCTGCTTTACGGGCAGAGGTCATCTTGTAGGCACTGCTGGCAGCGCTTTTAACGTTAAGCTTACCTTTGTTAATCTTGCTTTTGATTTGGCCTTTAAGGCCTACTTTTTCATAGGGCATAGTTTTATTCCTTCTTCAAGATTAACGCTTCAAGCTTCTTTTGTAAGCACGGTTCCGACGAGCAGCTGCTTGACGGGCGGCTACACCACGGCCAAGGGTGCCAGACGGGGCAGCGTTGCGAGAAGCACCAGCTTGTTTATTTGCGGATTTAATAGCGTTTCTCGTAGCTACTCGCTTAGCCATTGAAGTGACAGCGTTGCGAGAATCCCCCGCTTGTCTATTTGCAGCTTTTGTATATATGTTGGTAAGGTTTGCTTTATGTTGTGCCCTACGGTTCTCATTTTCTCTACGACGCACGTTTCTTAAAGTCTGGCGTTTGCTAAGAGCCTTCGCTTTAGTTTTATTGGCAGAAACATTCTTCCTAGTCTGAATCAAAGCCTTAGCACCACCTACAACGCCTTTGCCTTTGGTGATAGCTTTAGCAGTACGAGCAACAGCACCCGCTTTACTAGCGGCACCTTTAGCTTTCATCTGAGCACGAAGCATAGCGGTGTTACCACCAGCCTTATTGAACTTACCTTTAGCTGCACGAGCAAGAGCAGACGCCTTAACGGCCTTCATCAAAGCTGCTTTACGAGCCGAAGTCATTTTATAGGCACTGCTAGCAGCGCTTTTAACGTTAAGCTTACCTTTGTTAATCTTGCTTTTGATTTGGCCTTTAAGGCCTACTTTTTCATAGGGCATAGTTTTATTCCTTTTGTTTTTCTTTAGAAGCCGAAGCCTCTTGTTGTTACCTTAGCACCTGACCTAATTGGGAACAGGTACTCGACAGCGTAGCGTAGACCATCGGTCCAGTGTTCCACGCCTTCTTTTTTGTCAATGGTAGCACTATCAGGATTGCTTTCTATCCACTGGGTTCGCTCTAGCGATTTAATTGTGTTTGTACACTTAGGGTGAACATACATGTCTACATCACCGTTCGCATTCTTGAACTTCTTGTTAACAGCAGCAACAGAGTCAATAATAGGTGGGGCCTTGTTGTGAGCTCTGGTTGAGATACCGTTACCTTGTAGAATACTAAAGTCCGTTGTACCAACAGCGGCAGAAGACTTCCTAGCGCGACCACTAGGGTCAGGGTAGGAGATTATCTTTTGTCCCTTGAAGCGCTCTTTTAAAGCTGCAGCCAAGGTCTCTGTGTCAGGGTGCCCTTGCATCTCGTCTAGAATGTGGATTTGTCCACCTCTTAAAGCAAAGATTACAGAAGCCATAATACCAACGTTAAAGTCGATAGCAACGTGGACGTCTTCCCCTACATCAAAGTAAGGGAGGTCTTTGTTGATATGCTCTTGTCTATTAAATGTGTAGAATACGTTACTACCAGAGTCTTCAAAGCTAGCAGTATACTCTCTAGCAAACTTTAAAGGGTCTAGTGTTAGTTTAACTCGACCAATCTCTTCTTCATCCAGAAAAGGGGAGTCTTTATAAGTGTAAGTATAGCTCTTCCAACTATCATCAGAATCTTGTCTGTTGTACATGTCATAGAAGTAGTCATAACCACTGGGAGTACTAATAATAAGTGCTCTACCAGGGTTAGCCCCATATTTCTTAGAGTTCTTTGGGGACCAACGAGTAGCCACACAAGGCTGGATGATAGACTCCCAAGATTCCTTGAGGTTCATACCAGCGCCCTTCCAAGAAGTAACCTCATCGGCTACTACAAAGTATTGGCCAGTACCACGCATACGTTGTGATGCTTCATAGGACCAAAGCTTAAGCTGGACATTCCCAGGAAACCAGAACGTGCCAGAAGCCTTAGAGGACTTATCAGCGAAGTCTTCCATACCTAGCTGCCAAGCAATCAAGGGATAGTAGATATCCACAGCCTGGGAGTAGGTAGGGGCAATAAGGGCAACGTTCTTGTTTGGAACTTCATCAGGAAGGTTCATAAGCTCTTGCACAGCAAGGATAGCAGCAGTAGCAGCAAGGTAGGACTTACCAAAGCCACGGCTAGCATTCACCACAGAGTAACGACAGGTGTGGTCTACAAATAGATCTCTAATTACTTCCGACTGCTTCTCATGTAAACTAATTTCTGTCATACTATTTCTATACTTTCTTAGACAGCTTCTCATACTTTTTGGCTAGCTTGACAGCCTCGTTTTGTAGCTTGATTATGTCTTTATTTTGGTTGTAGGAGACTTGTGTTGCGGTAGAGCCAACGAGGTTAACATTGTCTTTACGAACGAGGTTAAAGCCTCTTGTTTTAAGGAAAGCTTGCTCACCCTCACTGAAGTACTTCTTTGCTTGGTCTACAGAGGAAAAGGCAAACTTATCACCTTTCTTAAACTTGATCTCTTCAAAGGGTGTACCCTTCGGAGCTAACTTTTTAAGCATAGCAGCACGTCTACGATTGTAGTCACTAACGGGGGATACCTTGTAGCCCATCTTAGTTCCACGAGGCATGGCAGCATAGTGTCTAACGTTGTTGCCCATTAGTGGGCCTTGACCCTTTTTATTCTCAAGCCTATAGACCGACACAGTGCCCTTCTTAAGCTTAGCGAGAGAACTGTTAGTAGCAGAAAGTTTTGAACTTATCGTTGCTAGCTTTTTAGCAGCTCTTGTGGTGGGTGCTTTCTTCCGAGCTAAAGCAGAAGCTTTAACAGCTTTAGCAAGGGCTGCTTTACGTCTAGGTGTCATTCTATAAGCCAGCTTGGCTAGTCTTTTTATAATCATTTAGTCATCTCCTCGACAGCTTCTCATACTTTCTGGCTAGCTCAAGGGACTCTTTTTGTGACCTCATCAAAGCTTTGCTTGTAGTGAACGCTAACTGAGAGTTATTCACAGCATTGATTTTAACATTAGACACCTTCTGAAGGGTGTAATTCCGCTTCTTGTACCAGTCAAGCTCACTCTTCGTAAAGTACTTATTAGCTTGCTTGTAGTCTTTAAAACCAAAGTTCATGCTTTGATCAAAATCAAGGGTTTCGAACTCAATGGGCTTTCCTTCAAAGGCTTTTCTTAGCTTCTTGATATCCTGCGAGGGTTGTACAGGGAAAGGTTTTCCTTTATGGGTTCCTACCTTTTTAGGTGGAACAATCCTTTTCATTGCAAAGCCTGAGCCATCCTCTCTTTGCAATCTAATTACACTATCTTTACCGGTTGCATTTCTCTTAATAGCTGACTTATTAGCTGAAATACGAGCACTAAGCTTGTTGAGTTTCTTTGCTGTGCGCTTACTAACGACCTTAGTTGTTGTTTTAGTAGACAATTTTCTTGCCGCTGCCGAAGCCTTAACAGCTTTAGCAAGGGCCCTTTTTTGGGCAGCAGACATTGTTTTAGATGAAAAGCGCTTAATCAACTTACCTGTGACAAATTTTATCATAGTAGTTATTGCCCCGCTTTTTGAGAGTTGCGAGGTGTTTCCATCATATCACGAATAGCTTTAATATTCTCATCAATACGAGCGTTAAGTATGGCTAACTCATTTTGTGTCTTTTCAACTGCTGCTAAACGAATCTCATACCTAGCAATGTCTCTTGCATTGAGAGTAACACTTGCCTCAAGACCCGACATAAACCAAACTACACCAAGAGTTTGTAGTAATATTGCTAAGATAAAAGAAATTGGTACACTCTTAGACAGGTGCCAATCGTCATCCCCTGATTCACTCATAGGTTTTCCCTCTTTATTTTTTGTTATCAGTAAGAACAATAGAAATCGGTCTCTTTTCCGTAATCTCTTGTTCAAGTTTATCAGGGATTTTCTTGTAACCGTAAGCCATGAGGTTGTTGATGAGAGTACCTTGGGTAGCAGTCATCTGAGCGTAAGCACCGCTGCCACCTCTGCCTTGAGCATCTAGTTCATTTAACCTAGCTTGGATGTCATTATATTTCTTTACCATCATCTCAATAGGATCAAAGCCAAGCTCTTCAAGCTTTCTCACTGATGCCATAGAGTTAATGTTCTTAGCGCCTTTAGGACGACCAGCCCCTGGCTTGCGCCCTCCAGTTTTATTTTTACGATTGTCTGGCATGTTGGCCTCCTTTCAGGTTTTAACACAGGTTGTGTTGGGAAGATATTTTATGTTTT